CTCGTCGACGACTCGGCGCAGCACGACGCTGCGATAGTCGCCCGCGTTCGAGATACCCCACAACTGACTGGACCAGATGGCCTTCGTGGTCTGACTGACCGCGTTCCAGCCATCGTCGGTGTGCTGCTCTCGCAACTCGTCGAACACGACGCGGCTGGCGCTCTTGGAACGGATGTTCTTGTCGGCGCGCACGATGTACTGCGCCTTGTTCCGGCAGATGATCGCTTCCTCGCCGTGCGAATTGTTGACGCGCTGCACACGTTTTTGCAAAACCGGAACCGCAAGAGCGGCCTCGCCCTCGGAAGCCGGATTCGGATTACACCAGTTCAATACGGCCTGATATGGGGCGCGCGCGTTATCCAACGTCTGCGCGGCACCGACCACGAGAAACTTCCACGCCGGCGACAACTCCGGGTGGCGAGCGGAGTCGACGAACAGCCACCACGCGCACAGTACGCTCATGAGCGTGGTCTTGCCGTTCTGGCGCGCGACCTCGGTGACAACTCGGCGGAACCGGTAGGAGCCGTCCGGCAGAAGCTCAAGCCCGTGGATCAGCAGCCATTTCTGCCACGGGAAAAGATGCACGTGGAGAAACTTTTCGGCGAACTCGATGACCGCGTAGCCGTTTGATGTTTCCGGCGTCAGTTCGCGCAGCGGGGGAGTGAATATGCGTGGCGTGGTGATGCCGTGGGCATCGTCGTTGATTTCGCCGATGCCCATGACGCCTCCTAGCTGATTTTCGCCAGATACTCCTCAAGCTCATCCGCCACCGGAGTCGCCTCGGGCTTGGCGGCCTTGCCCCTCGCCGGTTTCGCCGGCTTCTCCTCCTCGGGAACCAGTCCGAGAGCCGCGCAATATTTCAGGAACGTCGGCAGCGAGGTATTGTCGTTCTGCGGCACAGCCGGACGGGCACCCTTTCCCTTCGCTTCGGCGTCCGATATGGCCTGTTCCGCCAACTCGTCCCAATGGTCGATTTTCCATGCAAGGGCCCGGGCGGCGGCGACCGTGGCTGCGTCCTTCGCGCGCAGATGCTTGGCGTTGCGCAGCGAACGCTCCAAT